CACGTTGAGTTTTACACCCGTGACGAAGGCGCAAACGCAGGTAAAACCTACGTTCGCATCATGGCACCGGGTGACAAGACGAACATTTTGGATCAGCCGTTGCGCGATGACCACAAGGAGCGTTTCCCCCGTCAATGGCTGTATTTCCAGATGCAGCAGAACGAGGGCGCAGCCTCCCAGATTGGCACCCCGCTGTCGCAATGGAACAAAGACGCTCCCGATGAAATCAACCGCGACCAGATCGCAGAGTTGAACATTCTGAAGTTTGTCACGGTGGAGCAGCTTGCCCTCGCCTCGGACGCCCAACTACAGCGCGTCGGCATGGGTGGCATTGGCTTGCGCGACCGTGCGCGTTTGTATTTGAACCGCAAGAACCGCAACGAAACGAATGCGGAGCTTGAGGACACCAAAAAGCAGCTTGCAGAACTGCAGGCCAAGATGGCGACGTTGTTTTCTGACGAGCCAAAGCGTCGGGGCAGGCCGCCTAAATTAGCGGAGGCATAGCATGGGCAGCACGATGGTGCAGTTGATTACGGAATGTACCCAAGAACTGGGCATTCCGACCCCTTCCACGGTAGCAGGCAACAACAGCCAAGACGTTGTGCAGTTGCTTGCCCTAATGAACGCTTGTGGATACGAACTGCTCCGTCGTGCTGATTGGCGTGAACTGACGCGCCAACACACGTTTTACACCGAAGCCACGACCGCGACGGGTTCGTGGGCAGAGGGCGTAGCAACCATTACCGGCCTTGCCTCTACGGCTGGGCTAGATACGACCTATCAGGTGCAGGGCGATGGCATCCCCAATGCCACCTACATCACCTCGGTAGGCTCTACGTCGGTCACTATTAACTACCAGCCCACCTCTACGCAGATCAACTCACAGGTCATATTCCAGAAGGTGAAGTACGATTTGCCTGCTGACTACAACAGTACGGTTAACCGCACTCATTGGGACAAGAGCAAGCGTTGGGAAATGCTTGGCCCCGAGTCACCGCAGCAATGGGAATGGCTGCTTTCGGGCTACATCAGCACCGGCCCGCGTATCCGCTGGCGATTGCTCGGCAAATACTTTCAGATTTGGCCGGGCATGAACGCAGGCGAGTTGCTCGGGTTTGAGTACCGCAGCAGGGGATGGGCAGAGTCAGCAAACGGTACGCCGCAAAACAGCTTTACCGCTGACGATGACACTTGCATCTATCCTGATCGCCTTATGGTGCTTGGCACCAAGCTCAAGTATTTTGAGGCGAAGGGCTTTGACACGACTGCGCTGTACCGCGATTACCTGATGGAGTTTGATACAGCGGTGGCGCAAGACACCGCAGCCGCTAACCTCTCCTTTGCTCCACGACCGGGTACGGTGTTGATCGGCTACGACAACATTCCTGATAGCGGTTACGGCACGGACGGCCAGTAATGGCATCGCCCGTTCGCCGCCGGTTAATCCAGAGGACGAGCAACAACGTCGCCTCGCTGCCCGCTCCCGTGGGCGGGTGGAACGCCCGCGACTCACTCGCCAACATGGCACCGACCGATGCGGTGACGCTAGATAACCTATTCCCCGGCGTCTCTAGCGTTAGTTTGCGCGGAGGCTACGTTAAACACGCCACCGGCATGACGGGGCAGGTGGAAAGCCTGCTCGTTTATAGCGGCGGCGCGACCGACAAGATGTTTGCCGCCGTGGATGGCAAGATTTACGACGTTACCTCGGCAGGCCCGGTGGGCGCTGCGGCGGTAAGCGGTTTGACGAGCAATCGGTGGGAATTCACCAACATCACCACCTCGGGCGGCAGTTACTTGTATGCCGCTAATGGCGCTGACAAACCGCTGCTTTACAACGGCAGCAGCTGGACGGCGATAGACGGCGCTTCTACGCCCGCCATTACGGGTGTCACCACAACGGACTTGATTCAGCCGACGCTGTTCAAAAACCGGATGTGGTTTATTCAAAAGAACACCTTAAAAGCATGGTATTTGCCGACTGCATCTGTTGGCGGTGCGGTACAAGTGCTTGACCTATCCTCGGTCGCACACCTTGGCGGTACGCTCGTTGCGATGGCGTCATGGACGATTGACGCAGGCTATGGCGTTGACGACAACCTTGTTTTTGTCACCGATCAGGGCGAAGTCATCGTTTATCGCGGCACCGATCCCTCCAGCGCCTCTACATGGGCGTTGATCGGCGTTTGGATCATTGGTGCGCCAATTTCCCGTCGTTGTGTGCAGAAATACGGCGGTGATTTGTTAATTTTGACGCTAGATGGCTTGATCCCGATGGCGTCTGCGCTGCAATCGTCACGTTTAGACCCGCAGGTAGCACTCTCGGACAAGATTCAAGGCGCATTTGCGGCGGCAGCGCGTACTTACAAGACCAATTTCGGGTGGGGATTGCTTTACAACCCGCTCAACAACGCTCTCATCGTCAACGTGCCGATTTCTACAGGCAATCAAGTGCAGTTTGTGATGAACAACATCACGAAAGCGTGGTGCCGATTTACCAACTGGAAGGCTAACTGTTTTGCTTTGCTAAACGACAAGCCATATTTCGGTGGTGAAAACTACGTTGCCGAGGCATGGACAACAGGAAGCGGCCAAGCGGGTTTTAACGACGATGGTATAGCCATCAGCACCCAAGCGTTGCAGGCGTTCAACTACTTTGAGACGCGAGGCGTCATTAAGTATTTTACCCGCGCTCGCCCAACCATCTACAGCAACGGTCAGCCGACCATTAATATCGGCATGAACGTGGACTTTCAGACCAACGCCGATCTTGGCGCGTTGTCATTTGTCGCCACACAGTACGGGTTATGGGATGTCGGACTTTGGAGCCAAGCGGTGTGGGGGTCTGACCTTATCATCACAAACAATTTTGTAGGTATCCAAGGAATCGGTTACTGCGGTGGGCTTGTCTTTAACAGCGCCAGCCGTAACGTCTCCTTGGAATGGGCGTCAACCGATGTGGTGTACCAACTCGGATGGGCTGGCGCATCGTAAGCGGCCCCCAAGTGGGGGAATACGTCACCGCGCAGACGCAGGGCGGGTTTGACGTTGATCGCTCGGTCGCTATCGGCCTTGAGCGGGACGGCAAGATCGTCGCAGGCACGGTCTATGAGAATTGGAACGGGGTTAGCGTGGTGTGCCACATTGCGTGGGAGCGAGTAACGCCCGCGTACATGGCTGCCGTGTATGACTATCCCTTTAACGTCGCAAATGTTGATAAGATAATAGGGCCAATCAGCAGCAACCATACCCGGGCGCTCGCATTGGTCAGCAAGATGGGGTTTTCGGAGGAAGCGCGAATCAAAGGAGCCGCGCACGACTCTGGGGACATTGTTTTGATGACTATGACACCGAATGAGTGTCGTTATTTGGAGCCTCGGTATGGGCAAAAGATCACCGGCACCGCCGCCAGCACCTGATTACACCACCCTTGCGATCAAGCAGGGTGAGGCCAACTTGGCAGCCGCCAAGCAATCGGCCTATATGTCTAACCCGAACATTTACTCGCCAACGGGTACGCAAACCGTTACGTGGGAAAAGACGCGCACGACAGACACCGATGCCTACAACAAGGCGATGGAGCAATGGCGGCAAGCGTCAATGGCAAATCCTGACGGCTACGTTGGGGAAATGCCGACGCAAGCACAGTTTCAAACCGAAATTGAACAGCCAACCGTGCGTCAAACCATTGACCCGAACGCCGAGGCGGCGCTGCGTCAGCAAGAGTTGGCGCAACGGTATATGTCAGAGGCTGCGGCAGGTGCAGCGCGAGGGTTGGGCAGTCTTGGCATTGCCTCTGCTTTTGACGCTCGTAGCATCCCCGGGCTGCAATACAGCGTGCCGGGTGCAGGCGCGATTGCGACCCCGGGCAGTTATGTCCCCTATCGCGGCGAGGCCGGATTTGTAGACATGGGGTTTGCCACGGGCGATATGCAATTAAACGCCCCAACCGCAGGAGCATACGTTCCGACTGCAACGTATTACACCGAACAACTCCCCGGTCAGATTGGCGCAGGACAACAAGCCTTTGGCGGCCCCGCCGCGCCGGGTCTCGGGCAGTTCCAGTATGGCGGCCCACAGACCGCCATAGGCGAAACAGGTTTTGCGCCCGCTGGCTCAAGTTTTATCGGCATTCCGCGTGAGTACGGCGTGGACTACTCGGGCGTCGGTGGGGTAGCCCAAGGCACCGGCCCCTTCACCTATGGACAAGCCTTTGGCGGCCCCACGGGCGGCCTCTACGGCATGGCTGGCAGCGGCCCCGGCGGCGTGCAGTTTCAAGGGCTAGACTTATCAGGCATCGGCGGGGTGCAGGCCGCGCCGGGACAAGGGCAGTTTGGCTACGCCCAACAGTTTGTGGGCGGCCCGCAGTTGCAGGGTCAGATTGACGTTTCCAACATCGCACAAGGCCCGATTAACGCAGGCATGACGGCGCAGCAGGCGATCCTGTCGCGTTTGTCGCCGCAGTTGCAGGGTGAGCGTCAGCAACTTCAAACGCAACTGATTAACCAAGGCTTGCGACCGGGTGGCGAGGCGTACAACGCTGCCATGTCGGCGCAGATGCAGAAGGAAAACGATCTGTTGCTGCAAGCCGCCGCGCAAGGCATTAGCCTTGACCAAGCCGCTCGCCAGCAGCAGTTTGCCGAGCAGCAGTCTCGCGCCATGTTTGCCAACCAAGCGCAACTGCAGGGCTTTGGCGCAGGCATGGAGCAAGCGGGCCTCTACAACGTCGGCCTCGGCCAAAACGTGCAGCAAGCACTTGCTACGCAAGCCGCCGCCAATCAAGCCCAGCAGCAAGCATTTCAGCAGCGCGTGCAAAGCGGTGAGTTTGGCCGCGAGGCGCAACTCGCATCGTTCCAGACAGGCCAGCAAGCCCAAGAGCTGCAAAACCAAGCCATCGCGCAGAACTTTGCCCAAGGCCAAGCCGCGCAGCAGATGCAGAACCAAGCAGTTCAGCAGAACTTGCAGAGCGCCCTCGCCGCAGAGGAGGCGCAGCGTGCCGCGCAGGCGCAACGATTCGGCCAAGCGCAAGATGTCACCGGATTGCAGGCGCAGCTCGGCGCACAGCAGTTTGGTCAGCAAGCGCAGTTACAGGAGATCATCAACGCTGCTGGGGCGCAGAACTTCCAGCAAGCGTTGGCCTCGCGTGAGGCGTTCAACCAAGCGCAGCAGCAGGCTTACCAACAAGCATTGCAAGGCCAAGGGTTCAACCGCGAAGCCTTGATGCAGCAGTTTGGCATGGGGCAGCAAGCGCAAGAGTTGGCAAACCAAGCCGCCGCACAAAACTTTGCACAACAGCAGCAAGCGGCAGAGTTCAACCTTGCACGCCAGCAGCAGCAAGCGGCACAAGCGGCGGGACAGGCTGGTTTCTACAACGAAGCGCAGGCACAAGCGTATCAGCGTCAACTTGCCCAGCAAGCCGCGCAGAACGCAGCCCAAGCGCAACGGTTCGGGCAAGTCATGGATTACCAAGGCTTGCGAAACCAAGCCCTCGCGCAAAACCAAGCGCAGGACTTCCAGCGCCTTGCCGCACAGAACGCCGCGCAACAACAGCAGTTCCAGCAGAACATTGCCGGTCAGCAGTTCTACAACACGGCGGTGCAACAAGCGTTGGCACAGCAGGCGGCCATCCGCAGCCTCCCGGTCAACGAGATCAGCGCATTGCTTTCGGGCGGGCAAGTCAGCGTGCCGCAGTTCCAAGGCTACAGCGGCGTCACCGTTGCACCTGCTCCCATTTTCCAAGGTGGTCAGGCGCAAGACGCAGCCGCGATGCAG